AGACGCAGAAAGGCTATGGGATGGCGGATACTAAAGATCAAGGCATTGGATTACTAAAAAAAATAGCTGACATTTTAGGTTTTTCAGAAAATACTCCCCAGCAAGAAATTATAAATATATTAAAAGATAAAGGCTATAGTAATAATGCCATAGCTGGTATTTTAGCTAATATAGAATTAGAAACAGGTGGTACTTTTAATTACGAACAACAAGAAGATGGAGGGCCAGGTTATGGTTTATTTCAATTTGACCCTGGCGGAATGATGCCGTATTATGATAAATATTTAGAAGAAAATGATTTAACTGATTCCATGCAATCACAAATAGATTTTATGGACAACGTAGCAAAAGGTCAGATAACTTATTTTGATGGTGAGAGAGACGCGCCTATATTAGGCGGTAAAAATGTTAAAAGATTACAAGAGTCTTTTAAAAAAGACAACGTAGCTGAAATAGCAAAAGATTTTAATACCATTTTTGAAAAAGGAAAAATGGAAACTGATTATGGCAATCGTGAGGATTTAGCCAATAAAATTTACGAAGAATATTTTTAATACATAGGTGGAGGTATAATATGTTAGGTGGATTACCAGTAGAAATGATTACAATGCTAGGCTCTAGTGTTCTTGGTGGAGTAATGTCCATTTGGGGCCAGAGTATCAAAGCAAAACAAGACCAACAAAAAATGTTATTAGCTAGAGCTGATAACCAAATGAAACACATTGACAAAGCTCGTGCATACGAGAACAAAGGCTTTCAATGGACTAGAAGAATCATAGCACTATCTGCTGTGGCATCTATTATTGTATGGCCGAAGATTGCTCCTGTGTTTTTTGATACAACAGTTATACTAACATGGACTGAATTTACTAGAGGGTTTTTATTCTTAATCGAAAGCAAAGAATTGGTTATGGATAAATCATTTAATGGATTAATTATTACACCATTAGATACTCACTTAATGTCAGCTATAATTGGATTATACTTTGGAGGTAGCCTTGTTAAAAAGTAATTTATTATTAGCAGTTTTGCTAACTTTTATATTGACTGTAAGTTCTGTGCCTGCGTGGGGAGATTCCACAAATGATAATAATGCACAAACAAATTCATCAGGCAGTAATACTCAGATAACAGGTGGGTATACTGCTACTACGACAAACAACAATGATGGTCAAACAAATACAACTACAAGCACTACAACTAATAACAGTACTACTACTGGATCTGACATACCTGTAGGGTCGGCAAATGCCCCCTCTTACTCAGCAATGAGTCAAGACGTATGTTCTATGGGCGTTAGTGGTTCTGTTAGTACTGGTGTACTAGGATTTTCGGGGGGCAAGCATGTAAGGGATTTGAATTGTGAACGCATAAAATTATCTAAGGTGCTTTTCGACTACGGTATGAAGGTAGCGGCTGTGTCAATTTTGTGTCAAGATGAGCGAGTTTTTGAAGCCATGCTTATGGCAGGAACTCCGTGTCCGTTTGAAGGTAAGATCGGTAAAGAAGCTATTGCCCAATGGGAAAAATATGATGTTGAAAGACCAGACTATCAAGCTTACGTATCTAAGTTAGAAACTAGATCTCAGATTGATGCTGAATTAGCGGCTATTGAACAGGCTAAAATTGACCAAGCTATTATGGAACAAGAAGAAGCTGAACGTCAAAGAATACTAGCTGAAGAAAAAGCGGCAGAGCAATTACGTTTAGAACAAACAATAGTTGAAACTGATTTAGAAACTAAGGAACAGAGAATAATTAACGTACACAACTAATGCAATATCTTATAGCATTTTTAGTTACTTTTAGTTTTTTGTTTGCTTGGGACAAAGCTTTCTCTACTGAAATAAACACTGGTAATATATTAAGTAACTCTACTTTTGGAACAGGCGACACTACAACTACAACTGGTTGGTCAACAAGTGGTGACGATGGTATTCATACTCATGGCGAATGGGGATTTCCATATCAAACAGGTATGGATGATAGCGGTGGAGTACTAGCGTTTGAAGGGCATGAGGAAGATAATGTATATCAAGATGTAGATTTAGTTGATGATGGCCATTTAACACAACCAGAAATGAATCAAGGCTTTACCTCAACTATGGGAGCAGACGTATGGTTTTGGAACAATACAGAAAATACACTTACCCTTAAACAAACTGTTACAGGAGCCGATGGTTCAGTATCTACACAAGTTAGAGAAATAAATGACCACGATCCTAGTAGGCCAGGAAATGGTGGTACGTTTACAAACTATACAAATGTTTATATTCAAGGTTCAAATACACAAACAGATATTACAATTAGAGCAGAAGTATATAATGAAACGGCAGGTACAACTTATGATGGCTCTCATCGTGGGCCAGATGTTGATAATGTTACATTAAATATAACGTATAATGAGATACCCCCTATCAATGAAGATGCGCAAGATGCTATAGATGACATAGAAAATAACATACCTGTTATACCAGAAGATTGGTATGACGATTCTTATGAATATATGCCAGAAGATGACTGGTCTTGGGGGGATGATTATGTTATAATAGAAGATAATTACATAGATGATTTCGAAGACTTTGGTACAGTAGTTATTGAAGATTTTGAAGAGTTTGAAGTTATTGAATTTGAAGAACCAGGTTTGGATTTCTTTGAAGAAACTAACTTTGATATGGCACCGCCAGAAAATTTTTTTGAAGAAGATTATGGTGATGTTGAAATAATAGAAGAAATATTTGAGGAGGAGTTTGAAGAAGAGTTTACCGCTTTCTTAGAAGAATCTGGAATGGCTGAAGAATTTGAGGCGTTCCTAGAAGAAGAAGGCATGACTGAGCAGGAGTTTTTTGAAGAGATAGCTGAGGAGGAGTTTAATGATGAACTTACTGAGGAATCTTTTGAAGAGATTGACGAGCCAATGGACGAGTTACCAGCGAACGAAGAAAGCGTATCAGAGGTTGCTGAGAATGAGACAGAGGCAATGGAGCCAGAACAAATGGAGGAACCAGCTTCAGAGACTAAACAAGAAGATAACGTAGCAAAAAATGAATCAGAACCCGAAGAGTCCGAACAAGACAAATCAGAAGAAAAGGAATCCGATAGCGCAAGCGCTGAGGACACCGAAGTACAATCAGAAGAAGATGGAGAACAAGAAACTGTACAACAGGAAGAACGAGAAGTGGACTCCGAAGACGGGATTGCTACAGATGTTGCAAAAATAGAGAGCAAAGTTAATAAGAATTTAAAGAATGTAGCTAAGCAAATAGCTAAGATAGTAAAACAAAACACAAAAAATCTCACAAAAGAAGAATTATTTTTTAAGAATAATGAAGGTTTAAGCGCTTACGTTGACCAGGACTTTTATAAATCTAAGACTATCTACCAAGGCAATCTAGGTTTATTCAATACACAGGTTGATTTAGGCGCTTATTCTATGGGGATATACGTAGGGGCCGCTTTGGCTGAATATACAGGCTCTGATCCTATAGAAAAAAGGATACAAAAATTAGATTTATTGTCTGGACAAAAAGCAGCAATTATGTTAGAATTAAAAATATTAAAAAGCCAATGAAAATCATAGAAAAATTATCAACATATGCCGCATTAATAGGCGTTATAGGAGCCATTGGTGGGGGTTTCTACACATGGGGTCAGTTCAATACTAGACTTGATGCTATAGAATCAGCACCATCTGTTGATTTATCACCGCTAAAAGAAAAAGATAAAGAACTTAATATAAAAGTAGATAGCGCTTTACTATATGCCAATGAATACAAAGTAGACCTTATTGATAGAATTGCTAAAGTAGAAGAACAAATTAAACCTACTGATTTAACTTTAGTATTTAAAGAGATTGGTAAGATTAGAGAACAAATAGCTATGCTACCAGAACCTGCTAATCTAAAACCTATTCTAGAACAACTTAAAATGTTAGAAGAATATGGTTGGGAATTAGAAGAGGATATTGAAGAATTAAGCAAACAAGTTGCTATCGTATCCAAAGAAAACGAACTACAAGATATTCAAATAGAAGAAGTTAAAACTTTAATGAGCAATCCGCTCGGCGGCTAATCTAGCCCCATAGCTTTTCTTAATCTTATTTTTTCCGCTATAGTCTTTTTATTGCCTTGCAATCTATAGTTAGGATTAATTGCTACTATAGCTTCCATTCTTAATCTATTCATATCAGGAGTATACATTAAATGCGGTTTGTTATTTAAATTGTGTTCAACAATCTCCGCCATCAATTCCCTAATTTGAGATTGACCATCATTAATTAAATCTGCATCTCTTCTTTGACCGCCTAATATCATATCACGAAGAGCATTGGTAATTCGCG